TACGCCTACGCCAACGCCGCCGCCGCCAACGCCGCCGCCAACGCCGCCGCTCGCGACAAATTCTTGGCTTTCGTCGCCGAAGAAGTCGTTCAAATCCTGATCGACATGAAAGCCCCAGGCACTGAGTGGCTTGATCTTGCTCCGATCCAAACTGCTGCGGCTTGAGGCACACCATGACACTCGAACAAGCCCAGACACTGGCAGACAAGCGCCAAGCCACCTTTCCCGGAGCGTGGGTTGAAATCATCCAGAACGATTGGAACGACTACAGCGTGTCCGTTGATTTTCGCGGCTATTCAGGCGAGTCGATCTGCGAGGCCATTTCGACGCGCAACGGCAACATTCAACAGCTTTACACATGGGGGCATTGATGAAGCGCCCTCCTGAAATGAGCCGCGCTCAATTCACTGCTGCGCTTAAGCGCCATGGCTGGACAAAACAGCTTCTCTGGATATGTCGCACAGATCGCGATGCTGCGGTGGGCATGGTGCTGCACATGAACGGCAGGCCCGCATATCGGGCCTCGCTGGCAAAGGCCGTTCGAGCTTTCGAAACCGATGAACGGAGGCCAGCATGAACCGCCCCCTTCACGCTGGCATAGCCCGCATTCTCAGCAAGCCCCACCACCGCATATTGATCGTGGGCAAGGCTTCCACGCTGTCAGCACAACTCGCGGCCATTGCAGATCGTGAGCTAGGCATTGTCCCTTGGCAAGACGTGGACTGCAACGCGCCGCACTATTCACCAACTGTTTCGAAAGAGGCTTCAAATGGCTGAACATTCACCACTGCCTTGGCGTGCTTGTGGACAAGATCGCGGAGGCTGCGAATGCGGTATTGTGGACTCAATACCGGGAGACTTTTCTGTGTGTACGGCAAATAGGCGCACTCGCGTTGCTCTTGTTCACGAACATATGGCCGACGCTCCCGATCTGATTTACCAATCCATAGACCCAAACATCGTTAAGGCCAACGCCGCCTTCATTGTCAAAGCCTGCAACTCCCATGATGATCTGGTGAAGGCGCTGGAAGCCATGACTGACCGATGGGAACCAGACTGCATCGGCACTGACCGGATTATGTGGGAGAACGCCCTCGCCGCTCTCGCTCTCGCAAAAGGTGAAGCATGAGAGACAGTGAACGCATGGGCGGTTATCTCGATCACCAGCCAACACGCGCTGACATTCTCGACTTCACGTGCCACCACATCCGCGTCGAAGCGGAAGAACTGGCCGGAATGAATATCAGCCTCACCAAAGAACAGGAGGACGATCTGTCAACTGCGGCGGCTGAATTGAATGCAATTCTTAGGAGGCTTTCATGAAAACGAGCGAAAAACTTGACGCACTGGCTCCTGACTATATCGCGGCGCAAACCGAACTCAAGAACGCTGCCTTTGACAAGGTTAACCCGCATTTCAAGAGCCGCTACGCCACGTTGGCACAAGTGCGCGACACCATCACGCCCGTTCTGGCCAAGCATGCGCTGGCAGTCATCCAAGGCTCATTGGTAACAGATGGCACGGCTATCATCACAACCCGCTTGCTGCACAAGTCAGGGCAATGGATTGAAAGCAGCTACCCATTTGCAATTGGCAAGCCGCAGGAAATGGGCAGCGCCATGACATACGCGAGGCGCTATGGCCTTTCGGCGATTTGTAACATTGCATCGGAGGAAGATGACGATGGCAACGAGGGGAACAAAACTGAACCCACCAAGGTTGCCACGCGGGATGAATTCCAAGACCTTTGCCGCATTATGAATATGTGCAGCACTCCGTCCGAATTGCAGGAATGGGCGCATGCCAGCAAGGCACGAATTGACAAACTAAATGGTGATTTGGTCAAGAACCTCCGCGCGTCCTTTGATGACAAGATGACGGAATTGAAAGCCAGGGCAGCATGAAAGAGGAAGCACCCATTGTCTTGCGCCGCACCCGTCACGGGCTAGAGGCTCTTGACCAGATCGACGCCGAACTGCTGGACACAATCAGCCTTGGAAGTGATGTGGAAGTAATCCTTCGCAAGCGCCGCTCAGGCCCCCAGCAGCGGCTCTATTGGAGGGTTTTGGGCAATGTGGTCAGGGCAACAGACAGGTGGCCCACATCACAGCACCTTCACGATGAAATCAAGTTTGCGCTTGGCTATGTGGAAAAGCGCGTTTCATTCACAGGGGCTATTTATTACCGAGCCGACAGCACGGCATTTCAGAAAATGGACGGTCAGGAATTCAAGGTTTACTTCGACCGCGCCATGAAACTGATTGCCGAGCATTGCGGCTTCGATCCGCTGGCGGAATATGTTGAGAGGAAGGCAGCATGAGCCAGCGGGTTGAATTCACCACCAAAGTCAAAGTTACAGCTTTCACCCGCGCCAAGGGCCGCTGCGATGAATGCACGGTGCGGGTGATTGCACCTGAGTATGACCATCGCGTTCCGCTGGCCATGGGCGGCGAAAGCACATTGGAGAACTGTGTTGTGCTGTGCCGCACTTGTCACGCACTGAAAACCACACAGCAAGACATTCCGCGCATTGCCAAATCCAAACGCATTGAAGCCAAGCATCGCGGGGCGAAGCGCGGCCCTAAACAGAAGATCGCAAGCCGTGGATTCCGGCGCACTGAAAGCAACACGAAACAAACGAGTGTGAGGTTTTGAACATGACCGAAGATGAAGCCAAGACGAAGTGGTGCCCATACGCGATTTATCCGTTTGCGGGAGGTATGTCGGCAAATCGTGGCTTTGACAGCCACTCAAGCGAGGATAAAGTCAAATGCATCGGCTCTGCCTGCATGGCTTGGCGCATAGGATTGTCACTTACAATCTCCGGTGACAATCAAGAAATTGGCACGAAGCCGCACGGTTTTTGTGGGTTAGCAGGCAGGCCATGAAACTCATTCTTGCAATTCTGGCCTCTCTCAAGCCCAAGCCTGAACCCAAGGTTCACTACATCACAAGCATTTTCACCAACAACCAGAAGATCGTAATAGGAGCTACCAATGACGCTTACCGACCAGCTAACAGCAGCACAAACGCATCGTGAAGCTGACAGCCAGAACTACGACATGCAGATCGAAATGATTGGCAAGCATGTTGAATTCATCCAGCAGCAGAAAGGTTTATCACTGGGCGCACATGACAAGGCGATTGCTATCATCAAGGCGCAGATTGAAGCCCACAAGGCATTCATTGGCGAAGAGGCCGCCTAGAAAACCCCGCGTCGGGGAACGACGCTTAACTGAAAGGAAACTAAAATGAAGACTCTAATCTCACTTGCCTTGTTTACCCTGCTTTCCAGTGCTGCAACGGCTGCTGTTGTGGTCAAACCAGCGCCCCCGCCTGTTACACTGCTCACACCAGAGCAGGCGGCGGCTCGCTTTGCCTCACTGTTCCCGTCACGCGGTGACAGCAACGATACGGGCGGCGTGAATTGCCCTGCCGTTGTGATTGGTGCTTGCCACTCGCATCCGAACAAGTAAACCTCGCGGAACGCCGGAGCACCCCGGCGCTCTACCAGATTTATGAGGCGATGTAATGGCAATCCTTAACTACACCACGAAGATTTCAGCGGAAAAGACCGTTGGCGAAATTCAGGCAATTCTTGTGAAGGCAAGGGCCAGCGCGGTTATGTCGGAGTTCGATAATGGCATCATTTCTCGACTGTCATTCAAAGTGACAACCGTTCACGGCGACCATGCGTTTCAATTGCCCGCCAACATCGAAGGCGTGTTCAACGCCATGAAGCGCGACCATCGGGTGCCGCAACATCTTAAAATAAGGGAGCAGGCGGCGCGTGTCGCATGGCGCATCATCAAAGATTGGGTTGAAGCGCAGATTGCCATCATTGAAGCCGATATGGCCACGTTGCCGCAAGTGTTTCTGCCCTACATGCAGATCAGCGCCAACGACACAGTCTATTCCAGATTTGAGAAGCAGGGCTTTCCTGCACTGACATATGGAGGAAAAGATGAAGATTAGTTACGATGACTGGCTGAAAGCCAAAGGGCTATATCTGCTGGCAAAGACCGCGAACGATAAGGCCGACGAATACAGGAGAGCGCTAGAGGTTCATCTTGGAAAGATGGCCGACGACTATGGCCACATTTCAGATTCGGTTCATGGCACTCGTGATTTCGACGAAGCCTTGCAGCTAGAGGGCATCACAGTAGAGCCCAAACCATGACCACCCTGTTAGACGCAATCGCAGGCACGATCCTGCGCAACGGGCGGGCGCTTGAAACTGTTCTGGATGCAGGCGATTGCGAACGCATTGCAAAGAGCGTGCTGGAGGCCCAACCCACCATCACCCTGCCAGAGATTGAGACGCGCATGGCAAATCTCGAACCAGAGGAGAGAGATGATTGGCCATACCAAGCCATTCGCCAACTCCAAGCCGAACTGAATGCCAGATCTGAAAAGAAGTGGAGGAAGTGATGGGTATAATTCAAGTAGTTGCGGTTATCTGCATTTTTGGCGGGGTTGCGCTTATAGTATTGGGCTTTGCGATGGTGTTTTTTAGATGACCCACTCCTCCGACATTCGCGCCATGTTCGATGACACAATCATCCCGTTCCCGCTGAGGCCTGATGTGGTGGTCAAGATACACGGCATTCCCCCCGACATGACCGAACAGGAAGCAGAACGCCTTGCAAAATTCATCAAGGCATTTGCCAAACCAAAACAGGACAACTCCAAATGACTGATGTTGAGAAGCTGCTGCATTGGGCATTTGAACATTTGCCAACACATGAAGCTGTTGCGATCAAAGCAGTAATAACACAACTCCAATCCGAACTCGCCGCCGCACGCGCTCGTGATGTTTCATGGGCGGAGGAAGTCAGGGTGTATAAATCGGAATGTAAGCAGCTTCAATCCGCCTTTGAAGCCGCACGCGCTGGCAATGATGTGATTGAGGGTGATAACGTCGCCCTGAGTGCAGCGCTTCGTGAGTTGCTAAGGCTTTATGACTGGCGGAATGTCTTAGCTGACACTGCAAAAGACAACCCCGGCATTGACCAGCGCAAAGATTTACTGACCTATGGCCGTGAAAAGAAAGCCGCGTGGGAAGTTGCTCGTAATGTGCTGTTCACCCGCCCCGCACAATGGATTGCGACCGACCCAAACGGATATAAGATCAAAATCAGGCCATCCGAAATAAAAAAGCCCGGCACCAATGAGGGGCCGGGCTAATATTCCAATATGGCGCGGACAAGCGCCCAATCAATCGTGCGGCGCTCTATCATCCTCACCTGTGCCGCGCTGCTCGTAGGCAATGAGAAACACAATGCAGCAGCCAGCATGCCAGAGGTGGCTCTTACCAGTTTCGTGGTCAGCCTTTTCGCCAGCCCACCAAGCCCACATATGACGCATCAATGCGCCGAATATGCGTGACCACTTCATCCCCTTTTCCCAGTTTCGCTCCCCATACTTAGCCGCCCCGAAACCAAGGATGTCGCTGATCCCACTAAGGGCCTCTGGTGGGAATAGTTCAATTCTGACTTTCCCGCTATCGGACTTGGCGCCCTCACTCATTTGGAACGCATCCACTTCAGAAAGTCGGCCCCAGCCTCAATATCCACAAACGGAATAACGCGCCCTGCCCGCGTCTTGGCCAGAGGGTTGAGAATGGTAAAGATTGACGCGCCTTCATTCTGCTCCGTCTTGCCAATGCGCCGGGCATAGTCATCATTGAATTTATAGCCACGGGTGCGGATGAGGACTGGTGTTGTGCCTTTTTCTGGTAATTCGGTTTGTGTGATTCCCCAATTGTGCTTGTGGCCACAGACGAGCAGATCAACGTCAGCCCCGAACTTGGCGGCTTTCAATGGCCCATGAAGGTTGTTCCACATGCTGTCGCCGGGGAAATCATGTGCGGCCCAGACATTGATCCGCGTTTGGTTGGGGAATTCAAGACTAAACCGTGCTTCCCAGTCATGCAGTACCAGCTTTTGTGTGCCGTGGCGCTTGGCCATCTGTGCGAGGATTGACGCGCCGTCTCCCCAAGCATCGTGATTTCCTAAAAGCCAGATCATCCATTTTATGCCAGCGTCCAGCATGAACCATTCGGCCAGTTTTCCTGCCGTCTTGGCGCTGGTTTCCTGATCGGCGTATTTGCGTACCAATCGCCCAGCCCAATTGTTTGTTGTGTCGCCTATATTCGCGCCGTAAATCCCATCGCGGCGGCACAAGGCAATATGGCTTTCAAGCAGTGTCCAGTCGCAGCCATCGTCATCCACATGCGGGTCGCCAAAGAACATAATTCCGATTGGCTTCTTGTCTTTGACCTTTATCGGAAACCATGTGTGAGCGTCATAGGAAGCGCGGCGAATGGATGAGCGCTCTTTCATGCCGTCAATGATTTTGTTGATTGGCAGGCCGTCAGATGGAAAATCGGGGAATTCTAGTTCGTCTTTTGAAAGCTGCTTGATCTTGTAATTAGCGAGGCTGTGGCGCAGTGTGCCACGTTCAATGCCTAAAACACTTGCGGCCTTTCGTTCGCTGCGCCCGCACTTCACATACATTTCATAGCGGCGGTTTAACTCATCGTCGGAAATGCCAGGATTACTCATTCGTCGCCCTTTTCAATGCGTCGGAAGCCTAGCCGAAACAGGACATCGCCTATCTCATCGCCAGCTTCGTCAACGGCGGTTTCTGTCAGGAATGGAAAAACAATGTGCAGCACTTCATGCGCGGCGGTTGAAAGCATGGTTGGATCGTCCATGCGTTCATCGAGTTCTATCTCTCGGTCTATGTCGTAGGCATAGCCCCACGCGGATGAGAGCGGCTTCAAGACGACCTTGATTTTCTTGCGCCGCCTGCTCATGGCCGTCTTACTTTCTTACTGCTTCGTCTGGCCTTCGCTATCGAGCATGGTTTTGTGGATGATCAGGCCCGCAATCAGCCCATCCGCCTTTTCGGGGCCATGCAAGTTGTAATAGGTCGTGAAGGCCTGAACCACGGGCCAGACTTGCAGCAGGTTATCAAGATGGGCTTGGGTTTTGGACTGCTCGGCTTCGGTCATTTGCAGTATGCCGCCCGCGATGCATTTGACCGCTTCACCTGCGCCACGGTTTCAGGCGTGTCGTGCTTGCCTGCATAGGTGATGGCCTGCCATTGCGTGCAGACAAGGGGCGAGTTACCTGTCCCTGTCATAGATGTCAGGCGTGTCGATTGGCAGCCGCCCAGCAGCAGCGCCAGCATTGGCAGCATCTTCAGTGCGTTTGATGTCAGCATTTTGTGCATCCACTTGGCTTGCGTCTGCGCCCGCTTGGCGCTCTGCCTGCACCGCAGCGGTTTGGGAGCGGTTCAAATAAAACCGCAAACCCCAAACCGCCAGCGGAACGAAGGCGGCAACAGTTGTTAGGATTGCCCACATTTCACGGATCGCTAAAAATGAGCATCAGCAAAACGATAAGGACAGCACCCAGTCCTGCGCCTAACAAAAGCGCCATCATGTGCGCGGAGCTGCATAAGCCAAGGCGGCGTCATGCAAGCCTTGGCTTACTTGATCAAGCGTGGGCTTCAGACTTGGCTTGAATGCCTCTGCGGCGGGAATGATGTCATCGGCAACGACGGCCACAACTCCGGCAGCGGTTCCGGTGGGCAAGAATGCCTGAATCAGCATCCCAACAGCAAGTGCACCAGCGGCAATCATGCCAAAGGTGCCGTATTCAGCAGTGACTTTTGGCAGCAACGCACCGTAACCGCCGATCATGGCGATAATGGAGGCAATGTTAATCGTATTATGAGAGGGGGCAACAGACATGATAGAAACTCCTTTTGGGGGTTGGGTTGGTTTAAGAATTGCGGGCTTTGAAACGGGCACCGCCAAGCCCGGCACGCGGGCCGCTTGGAAGTGCATTCTGTCATTGGGCAGGTTCTCCCAGCCCTCATTGGCGAAGGCTTGGATGACTTGGGGAACGAATGTGTGGTTGTGCGTTCCCATCGGGAAGCGTTCGGGAGCCAGATCAATCGCGCAGCCATATGAATGCATCGAGAGATGGCTTGAGCCGCGCATCAGGCGGAAGTTGTAGGAGCCGCCGAAGATCGAGACGCCCCAGCGGTCTATTGTAGCCTGATCGTGCTTGGCGGCTTCCCAAATGGCGGCAAACACCCGTCCAAGGCTATCGGCGCATTTCCGGTGAATCTTGACACTCAGAACGGGCCTGCCCGCATAGTACATCTTGAAAGGCGGCGAGACGTGTACGAGGTTCGCCGCCTCCCAAGCCGGATTGGAGCGCCCTACAGCGCCCCTAGGATCGCCGTAGAACGCATCGCAGTCTTTTTGCAGCGGCCACATTGGTTAGGCTACCGGGGCTACTGGCGCGGCTTCTGGGCCAGCCAGAGCGGTCACAAGTTGTTCCGCCTTGGCCACTACATCGGCAGGCAGGGCATTGGCCACTTGGCCTTGCAGGGTTCCAACCTGAGATTTTAGATCGGTGATTTCAGCATCCTTGGCCACATTTGCGGCAAGGGCAGCATCGAGACGTGCAGCAGTAAGCATGTATTTATACTCCAAGTTTTTGATGTACCGCGCTTGATGACGGTGACGGTGGAACCGTTCGAGAAGGTGTTTCATTGGTGGCCTATGCTGCCACTGAGAGGTTCAGGGCCTTCAATAGGTCAAGAACGTTCTGTACTGGGGAAGCCAAGTAAGGGCCGCCGGGCCTAGCCCAATTAGTGAGGCCAATAAGTTCGCCAGAGTCATTGAACAAGCCGCCGCCTGAGGAACCGGGGGCCATGAGGCAATCAAACACAATGACAGTGACATCGCCCCTGTTGTTGGCAAACACATACTGAGGCTTGATAACGTTGCCTTGGGCCACTGCCCCAAGAAGCATCAGGGGGTTTCCCACAGTGAAGACAGGGGCACCAAAAGTAGTAAGGGTGCTGCTGATCTTTACTTGGTTGGTGAAAGGAGAGGCCGCTATGCTGTGAAGGATTGCAACGTCACCGGGGTATGAAGCCCCGACAACCTCTGTGCTGTACTTTTGACTGCCTGTGACATTGCCCTGATCATCAAAATTCCAGATGGTGATCTCAATAGGCTTGAAGTAAGTTCTATGGCCCTTCACTACCGAGCCATCGGGGCGGGTGACATCAAACCAGTCTGTCGTTACGGCATCATCAGCGCAGTGCGCGGCTGTGACTACAAGCCCCTGCTGCTTGTCAATGACTGTGCCTGAGCAGTAGTCCCCCACTTGAACCAGAGTTGTGTTGGCTTGGTTGTGGGCTTCCTTGAGAGACCAGGCATTCGCCGGGGCGGTCAAAATGTAAATGAAGGCGACTGCAATGCAGATCACAGCGGCCCACATGCCGTATAGGATTTTGGCAGGTGTATCCATGGTTTCGGCTTCCTTATTTTTGAAGAAAGTACAGCAAGAATTTGTGCATCACTGCGCCCATCGCGCCCGCAATGACGCCGATGGTGGCCAGCACGCGCCAGCCGCCCTTGACTTGGTTTAGGATTGTGGAAAACTCATCCAGCTTCACGTCGATCTTTCTGAACTGATCTTCGGTTCGGTTGGCGTGATTGATGCGTTGCTGCTCGGCCTGCCGCTGGCCTTCCTGCAAAGCGCCAATGGCTTGGGAGATTTCGTTGAGCTGGCCTGATTGGTCGGGCATGGTTATTAATCCCAAGCCGCACTGATGGAACCAGCATCAAAAGTGCCCGCCCCCATGAGGAGGCGAATGGTTGTTACCGCAGCCCCCAAAGAGACGGTTCCAGCAGTAGAATATATTATATTGCCAACCGGATCAGCGATGCCGCCCGAAATTGACCAGTTATTGCCACCTGTGTGAATGAGCGTAAGAACCCCGCTATGCAATGATGATGCGGCGGCGGTGCTGCTTAATTGGAATGAAGTAGTGGCTGGGGTTGATGTGGTTATGTTTGTGCTTGCGCTTCCAACAGCCATGGAAGCGTAATTCGTTGACACAATACCGCCGCCAGTACCGAGACGGAGCGTGAGATTACCTGCCGCGCTTCCACTAACGCCATTGAGAGCAACAAAAATGCGCGTTGGTGTGCCTGTCACTGTTATGTCAACAGTCGTGCCGCTGGTTGTGACGTTAGAAAGAGATTTGCCAACCGAAATGGCACCTCCACTCGCGGGGAATATCGTCACCTGCATATTCGCCGTGGTGAGAGCGTCAACGATTGCAAAATCACCAGCAGCGACTTGGTAGTTACTGCCGCCCGTGTTCATCACCATTGATGTGCCGTTGTAGGTTATTAGTGGGGTTCCGGTGAACAGCACATAACGCTTTTCGCCCGCTTGATGCGCTGTGCCAAAGCTCGTTATGCCAGTGTTGCCCGTGACATTCACATCGTTGCCGTCGGCATTCGTCCAAATGTCAGTTGTGGCCGCTGCCGCCACGTTAGCGCCTTTGGCTTCGCGGAAATCCTTGCCCGACATGATGAGCGCAGATGTAGCCGTGCCGCCCGTGAATGCGCTGGCCTGTGGGGTTAGAAGCCTGACATTCGTGCCGTCGTAATAGCCCCGATTGAGAACGCCAGAAACACCCGTTGCGCCCGCTGCCAATGCGGCACCCGTCGATGAAACAATGGTTTTAGCGCCGATACCATCTTTGTTGATCGTTGGCGTTGCGCTGGTATTGGCACCCCCGCTAATCCACTCAAAGGTTTCTTTTGTCACCCACGCCACAGAGGCTGGCGACATAGCGATGGTGATTGCGTCAACCGTGCCAGCAACACTGGCCGCTTTCGAGATAATCTCCTGCTGTAACTGCTTGACGGTTGCGGGGTGAGCGACCGCCGTGCCATCGCCTGACAGCGTTTGCAGCCCTGTCATAGCCAACTTGCCGTCAAGATTGACCTTGCCGTTAATGCCCGTCACGGCATTATTGGTTTCGTCATTTACTTGCTGTGAGACAAGCGCAGCCGAATTTGCTATGAGAGTTCCAGGGGTTCTCGTGAAGTTACCGCCGCCGTCGAAAGGCATGAGTGCATTCCTTATGAAAATACTGCAATTGATTGGATGGGCAGCGCTTAGCTACGCATGGTGGTGGGCCGCGCAGACGTATCACTGGGCGGACGGCAAAGAGCCTTGGATTAATATCGCGGTGGCGATCTTGTTCGGATTTTGCAGCGTCTATTGGCTGCTGGTTATTGTGCTGGAGTGGCCATGGAAGCTGTTGCGGCTCGTCCGGCGAGTAAGGCTTTAATCCATTCTTTGTCGTTGAATGGAATGCGGGTTGAGGCATTTCGAACGGGTAACGTATTTCCCAAGAGCTTTTTAGCGAGCAATGAGCGCACCGCCGAGTTTTTACCCGTCAGAAAATTAGCGCCGCCACGGATGCCGAGTCTAAGCAGGCCAGACGGGCCAGACAAAATAGCGTGTGCCAAATCAGTTGGCGAAACCGCAGACATGCCAGCATCATTGATGAGGTTCATATCTGTTTTTGAACCGCCAAGTGCACGCTGCATAGTGGCGTTCATAGTATTTTCGCGGGCCAATTGACGGGCAAGCAATGCAGGGTCTTTAGCCATCGCGCCAAATTCTGTTGCATATTTATCTGAAAGCAATGGGCGAACTGCGTTTGAAGAAATTGGCGAATTCTCAAGCCGTGCCAAGAGCGGATCAGCATAACCCGATTTATAGGACATCTGCGAAACGGGGTCTTTAGTCATGGCTTGATATGCAGAAACACTATCCGCAGCGCGAGTGCTTCCGCGTGCTCCTTGTGCTCCTGTATCAACGGCTTCAATCGGGCGCGACATTTGGGAGAATGTACTATTTGCAGCGCGGTAGGAGGGCGACGCGTCGGCAAGCGCCGCATCGAGTTGGTTATAAACTTGCTTCAATGCACCCGCTTGTTCGCCCTTGCCGCTGTCATAAAGGCTTGCAATCTTGTCGCGCAAATCGCCCTTTTGTGAAAGAATGCGTCCAAAATCGCTGCGTGACGTAATCCCGTCTTTCGCCGTACCGCTTGCAAGCTGGTTGCGCAAACTACGCAATGCGCCTTCTGTGCTGTCCGGCGAAATCCCAACGTCGTATTTTGTAGTTGGCCCAACAAGTTCATCAATCTTGTTAATTGCCCCGCTCAAATCAACGGGGCCTCCATCGGCGCGCGAAGCGGTATAAAGACTATCTGCGACCATCTTACGTAGGCCCGTAAGACCGGACGCCATTTTTTGCGAAGTGCCATCAGCGCCAAGCCCGGTTTTGACAAAATCTCCCACGCGACTAGCCTGCCCCGCTTGGCGGTTCGCCAGGGTTTCCGCAATTGTCTGCTGCATGTCGTTTGGAGAACGGGCCACGGACGCCAGCAACTCTTGTCCGCGCTGTCCCATTGCATCAGCAGTTGTAAAGCCCGGTTGGCCTTCTGTAATGGCGGCCCGCAGCGATGCGGCAAGTTCAGCAGGGGTTTGCCCGGAACGTGCAATGGCCTTATTGAAAATTGTATCAGCCATATCGGTCGGGTTGAAATAACCATAAGCAGGCGCGGCAACAGTCTTTGCAACGCCGGGGCCATAAGCGGCGACAGGCTTGGCCACCAGATTAACCGGATTGCTATATTCCGCCGCTGTGCCGAGCGCATCGGCAGCACGCACCATGCCCATGGCGTCTGCACCTTTAGCTACCATCCCAAGGCCGGGCGAGAAGGCTAGAGCCGCATCAAACGGATGTGTGGCAATCGTGTTCCATGCGCGGGTTGGCGTTCCCAGCTTATCGCTCAGCATCTGTGTAGCTGCATTATAGGCCGCATTGGGGTCTTGAGCGATGCCTTTAGCCAGCCCGTAAATGTCCTTCATATTTGATACAACAGGCCCCATAGGCCCCAAGGGCATTGGGCCAATTGGTGTGGGAACCGTGTCAAACAAATGCCCAGCTTGGTTATAAGCACCCTGTGCTGCGCCCTGTGCACCATGCCAAGCATTTGGCAGGAAGTCCGTAACTGGCGTGTACCAAGGCACGGCGGGGCTATCAGGGGTTAGGCTGCTTGTGTCGAGAGGATGGCGGATGGGATCAATTGGCGCAGCATCGTTCCCCACAACTGGCGCACTTTGCCATGCGTTGCCCGCAACAACGGGAGCGTTTTGCCACGCGTTAGCCATTAGGGCTTTTTCCTGATTTGGCCGTCAGGGCCTTTGAATGTAGTACCGCTTGGAAGCGCATTATATCCTGCATCGTCATTGATTGTTACGGGGCCTTGACTTGCGGGGCCTGTTGAAGGTTCATTTGGAACACCACCACCAACATCAAGACCACGAGCCGCCAAAACAGCTTCCGACCTTGGCGTAAGAAATCTAAAATTAAGTGGTTTGCCCATAGCTGACTGATACTGATTTTTAACCGTATCAATACGCGAGGCGAGCAACTTGGTTGCCGTTTCAACCGCGCCCTTTATTTGAGCGGGCGAACTGTTCTGGTCAAAATTGCTTTCCCATTCATTGATGGAATTAACATCGGTTGCGCCAACGCCCTTAAACACCTTAGCCAATTCAGCAGCCACAGCCTTTTTGGCTGTCAAGAAATTGGAGACAGACGCTTGGCCAGTTTGGGTTTTAAGAGCATTTTCCACACGGTTCTTTATTGGATAGTCACCATTATCCAGCGCATCAGCCGCATTTAATAACGCGTCCATATGCTGAATGACAAGGTTGGATGACATAAGGGCTTGCGAGAGGTTCCCAGAGGTGAGCGAGTTTTTGAATGCTTGCCTTGATTTGAATTGAGACAAATCAAATGTTGGATCGGCTTGTGTCGCAAGGTTGACAAGCCTTTCACGTTCATTGCCGCGCAAGCTGGCAAACTTTGTCGGATCAAGTTTATAGTCAATCATGCCCTTGACCATGTTAGCATCATTGGGCGGCAATGCACTCAGGAATGCTTGCTGAGTTGTTGGGTCAACATTGCCTTGTGGGTCGGAAAGAACTGCGGGCAGATTATTTACATCTGATCCATTCGGGTCTTGCTTGTTTTTGAATTGCATGAATGTGCCAGTGTAGCCATTAGCTTTTGCATATTCATAGTTCTGTTGATCTGGCGTTGGCTTGCCGCCGCCCTCACCTTGATGAACAAGTTTCCAAGGTTGGGTTGGATCGGTTGCATCATAGGAATAACTATTGCCAGAATGCGGGTCAGTATAAATAGAGGGATTGTCCGGTGCCTTCGCATTCTTGAGTTGTTCCTGTGCCAAGCCCAATTGCGTCTGATACATCGGGTCGGATTGCTTTTGGAGCATGTCGAGACGTGAACGCAGCACGGCCTTGTCGCTTTCCGAAACCCATGGGTTATTCAAAACCTGCATAATCTGGGGGATCATCGCCGCATTATTGCTGGCAGGCGTCATTGGCGCGGCGGCAGGCGTTGCGGACGCAGGAGAAGCGCCCCCCTTCGCAGCCGCCAGCCATTCAGCCTGAGAAGGCACACCATCGCCATCATTGGCTTGTGCTTGCGTAAATGTTCCATCATAGCCCGGAACTGAGATAGCAGGTTGACTATCCGAAGCTGGTGAGATGACGGGGGGGGGTGGCGGTGCGGTAACTGCCGTCTGTGTGGGTGCCGGGGTAAACGGTGCACCACCGGGAATTGTCCCGCCCATCATGCCGCCATAAGGCAATGAGGCCTGCGCGGATGGGATTGATGGTGGAATGGGGTTTGCAACCGTCGGGTCTATGGGCTGGGTTGTGACTTGGTTGGGTGCGCCCGTGTTCACAACCTGCCCCGTGGTTTGCCCACTAGCTTGGTTAGGGGGCGAATACACAGCGAGTTGAGGTGTCTGGCCTGTGGATATGCCCGATTTGATTGCAGCCCCCACGGCGTCATTTGTGGGCGGCGCGGTCATGCCGGGCGCGGCAGGTGGTTGGCTCAGGAGGTTCGATAGATTATCAACGGCAGATCGGCCATAGGCGTTTCCGGCCTGTTCGGCCTGATCTGTCCGATAGTTGGAAAAGCCCGCCCCCAGACCCCTGAAAATGTCGCCAATACCCTGCCCGATGGAAGGCGTGCCCCAACCGATACGCTGGGCAATCGCGTTCGCACGCGCACGCCTGTCGGCCAGCATCTGCGGGGTTTGTGTTGCGGGGTTGAAGGTGGGGAGAAAGCCCATGTTATGCCGCCTTCCTTCCGAGTGCGATGCCGTAATTCACGCGCTTGAGGCCATCGTTGCCAGTCACTACCGCTTCCGGTGTTTTCTTCTGCACGTCTTGCGCGATGAGGCCCAGCCTGATGCCGCCGCCCGATTTCATCTTGTACTTGTAAACATTCTGGCCGTTCATCTCGCCGACCTTGTGAATGTCTTTCTTGGCGCGGCGATCTGACAAGGCAACCGCGCCGCCCGCAAGACCAGACAGAACACTGCCCCAGCCCGCGTTGTTGGCGTTGGCTTGGTTTTGGTTGGCCTGATAGGCGTTGTTGATGATGTTGGTATTGTCGGTTGGCGCAATCTGCGCGACATTGGCGCCTTGGAATGAAGGCTGGGCAACCTGCGCGCCGCCTGCCAATGCCGTGATTTCATTAATAGGCTGATTGCGGAGGGCCTGCTGCTGTTGGAAGTCCTGCTGTTGGCTGTTCAGATCGAATTGGTTTTTAGAATATTGCTGGCTTTGCTCAAGCCGCGAGATTTCATTGTCATAGGCGGGTGTGCCCATCTTGATGCCCATATTGGACAAGCGCGATTGCGCCTGCTCCATGGCCAAGGCATTGTTTTTATCATTCAGCTTGCCATAGAGATCGTTCGCCCAATTCTGGTGGGCCGTGTCATCAAATGTGAAAGGCTTGGACATATAGCCTTGCAGGAATTGCGTCTGGTTATTGGCCAGTGTGCCAAGGCCGAGTTTGGTCGCATCCTGCTGGGTTTTGATAGCCTGCTGGGCGGGGGAAAGCGTTGTGGTCACGTCTGGAATGACGGCCTTGTTGGTGACGCCAGTATAGGGATCAGTCACGTCTTGGGTTCTAAATGTGGTCGTGCGCGTGCCGTCCGGCGTGGTCACATTGCCATTGGCCGCGTAAGTGTTGGCATTGGCCGTCGTGACATTTGAGCCCGTTTGCGCCGCACTGGTGGCTTGCGGGTTGGGGATTTGCGCCTGCTGTTTGCTCATTTAGGAACCTCGTTGAGCCTATGTTTGGCCCACTGATCTTTGGTCATCATAAATAGCCATTCGTGTTTTCCTGCCCCACGCATGTTGGGCAACAGAAGGGCTTTGAAACCAAGGAATTTATAAATCTTGATGGCGCGCTCATTATTTGTCGCCATGCGTGAAACTATTTGCTGACAATTGTGTTGTATAAAGCAGATCGCCATAATCTCGCGGACGGCACGCTTGCTGAACCATTTTGGGCTGCTTGCAGCCGCGCTTATTTCGATCACGCCATAACCGGGATGCCAGCCATGAAAAATAATAGCTGCTATCAGTTTTCCGTCGTCAAATATGCCAAGGGTTCCACAGGGGCCGAAATCATTAGGCTGGCTGAAAATTAGCTGGGCGGCAAAATTACAAAAGGCCGTGTTGAGTTTCGGCGATGCCTTCGCATTGGCATATAGAAACCTAACCGACAACGGTGCCCGGCCTATAAGTCACGGTGTTGGAAACAATCTCCACGTCTGGGGCCGTAGAGTTATTGAGCGTCATCTGAATTTGAATTGCGCCTTCATACCCGGCGCGGCCCACTGAACGCCACACATGGTCAACCGTGCGGGCCGGGGCCGTATCCCACGTGCCGCCCGTATCCCAGAAGCCGCCTAAATCCCAAAACCCGCCCGTGGTGCTATTGGCACCAGCCGCCCCTGCCGTAGACCATGACACGACAAAATCAGTCGAGATGTTGACCTGTGCATTAAAGGGTTGAGAGTACGTGAATGTTGTACGGCATTGCAGAAACTGCTTGATGCCGGGGTCGCCAAAATCATCCGGCCATTCGAGATATTTGAACACATAGGGCGAGCCGTCATCGCTGCCCGTCGCTTCGGCCAGATAAACCCGCCCGTTGGCCGAACCAAAATAAAGCTGTCCGTTGAAATAGATCGAACACTGCACATCCCAACCCGTGTAGGAGCTATTCCATGCGCCTGTTTCAATGTTGGCTGCATAAGCGTTGCCGGGATTGTTGATGGTGTCTGTGGTTCCCCCGATGAGCGTGTAGGCCCCGGCATAGGCCGCTAGCATCATGTTCTTTTCGGGCCATTTTTCCAGTGACCATTCAAGCGTTCGGAAGGATGCCGCAATGGATTTCCAGCCGGGGTTGACTTCTTTTGTAACCGCCGAGATTGACAGCGAGCCTGCATCCTTGGTTACGGCCAATGAAAGGGTTACAATGCCGTCAACGGTGCCGACAATCAGATCGCCGCCGATGTAGGCAAAGCATTTCCGGCCCAACGGCTTGCCAATATTGTAAGTGCCGAGACGCGACCAGGTGCTTGGGCTGGACGGATCGGTGCCTGTATAAACCGCAACCTCGCCTTCCGAAGTCACAAACACAATCTTTTCATTGAGGCCCGATCCGGTATCGCTTGACCATTTGCCCCCGAAAATCAGATTGCCGCCCTTTTGAAAAATGCCCTTCAGCGAAACCTCAGTGACCGCGCCGCCGACGCTATCAACGGGCAAGTACCAGACGGAAAGCGTGTTTTTCTGGATGAACCAAAGGCGGCTCGCGTATGACCATACAAAGTTGAAATTGTCGGAAGTCTTGCCCGTGATGGCCGGGCTGTTTGATGCCCATGCCGCACCGTCATAGATTTGATGCAGGTCACTGCCGTTAACCGCGAGCATGAAATTGCCGCCCGCCGTGGCGAAATTGCACGACACATAGAAACTATTGGTTAGGCCCGTAACCGAAGCGGCGGGGGGCACCGTTGGGCTGGCAGGGGCTGTGATGGGATAAATGCTGCCATTAGCAACGGCCCATAGTGATTTCGCCGAGCCGCCCTGGTAGCCCAGAAGGCTTTGCACCGCCCGCGTGCCAGTCGTAGCCCAACGCTGTGAACCGCCGCGCGGCCTAACACCCGTCTGGGTCGGGAAACCGTTTTCAATAAGCTGGGCAAAGCCCGCAGCGGGTGCGCCGATAGACCGTGCCGACGAAACGCCCTTGGTCGCAGCAGGGATAGTTGGGGCAACCTTGGCTGCAACGGGTTGGGCCGGGGCTTGTGCCGTCTTGACCTTCTGCTTGGCATAGGGATAGGCCGCAAGCACTCTGCTCATGGCGTTCTCGCGTTATCGTCAAACATCGCATAGGTTTTCAGGACGTTTTCATATTCGCCCATGTAGTCCTGATAGTCCATGCCCTTCTGCCGACGCCAACGGGCAATTGAGCCTTTAATCAATACCGCATCGGGGAAATAGGCCATGTCCGTGTCACTGGTGAAAGTCGCGGCGGGGCCGACGCTGTTCCAATAGCGGCTTTGATAAACCACAGTGACCGTCGCGCCATTGGCCAAGGTTGGCCAGAATTGGATCGTCTTGGCGTCGGGAGGCCCAGCAACCAGATAATAGCGCGGCGTACCCGCCGTGGCAGTCAAGGCCAGAAATTCTTCAGCCGATAACCCGCCTCGAATGGTGGCGCCCGCAAGCGTCACGGCATTGCCTTGTGTCATCCGGCTATAGGCGGCGGGCAGCGCGAAAGCCGAGGCTGCACCCGTGCCCACAATGCTTGTGGTCGCGCGCAAAGCCGCCCAATCAACGCGCCGGGCTATTTCTTCGCCTGTCAGGTCAATGATTTGCTTCATTTCCAACATGGTGCGGTCGGTTGCATCGGTAGCGACGGCCACCACAACGGGAACCTTGAGGCCCAAGTCAATCGCGGCAATCGTTGCAATTTGGAGCAGCGTGCTTGTCATGGCGTCGGTGCCCTTGTTCTGATCGTGGCGTTGCCATAGCGGGCGCGGGCATTGGCGCGATTATGCTCAAGCACTTCTTGCGCCAGCAACCCTTGGGCGGCGTCAACCAAATCCTTGTTTTTCATCCACTTCGCGGCCTCTACACAAACCGCATAGAGGTAAAGGTTTGGGGCGGCTTGCAGCAACCAGTTGGAAGTCGTTGGCGATGCCGTGAGGGTGGGGAGCGCCGCATAATAATCCAGCAGACGTGTCACTCCATCTAGGCTGTCAATAAAAACGTTCGAACCCGAAATTGAAAACGAATAAATGTCAGACGTACCTTGCAATAGTTGCTTGCTGTCCGCGCCGGATAGTGGACAGCGATTGGTGGCATCCCAGATGGTTTTCACTTCGAGAAAATCAGCAGGCAACGGCGCAAGACTGGCAGTGAATGTCAGGGTTGCCCCGAATGTCAGCATTTCACGCGACCGCATGAACCTATTGATTTCGCGCTCAGCCGCTTGAACAAAGCGCGGCATGACATCGCCGATGTCGCGCCGATCCACAAATTCAGCAACAGCAATGCGAAGATCAAGATAGTCTGCGAAAGTTGCCATTATTATGCTTTCAGGTCACTCGTGCGAAACTTGGAATATTCGCTGTCGTTCAAAATCTTCTTGACGTGCTTGCGATCGCCTTCCCGCAATGCCTTATCAATGCTCAATTTCTGCATCGTAATGTCATCAAAGCGGGCCAAGGGAACCCAATCTTTCATCGGCGCGTTAGCCTGTTCGTGAAACAGAGCCTTGTTCACATCGAGCAATTCCGTCACATCTTGGCGCACATAAACGGTCGTGCTGCCGTCCTCATTGGTGCGAAAGAACTTTTCAATTCCCGTCACAGGGTCACGCTCTAAGAACGTGAAGCCCTGCACTTTGAGAAAGACATCCTCATCCATTTAGAGGGGGTCCATCCGGTTGGCCTTGCCAGCGTCAATCATCTTTTTGGCGATGGAAATGGGCAATTCAACTATGGAATATGTCGTCACAGGGCTTTTGGTTTTGCGATCAATCTTGGGGTTTCCTTCGTCATCAAGCACGGGAATGTTAGTGCGGACGCGGCGGATTCCGGTTGGGTCACTATCCTCATGCCCGGGGTCGTTAATCCAGACATCATACAATAACTGCACGGAGACTTTGCGTTCTGACGCTTCAGGCGCGGCTTGGGTACCGGGCATGGCTAGAGTGTTGGGTGATTTTGTATCAGCCATTGGTGCTTTCCATGAGAAAGGGCCGGGCGGCGTGATTGCCGCCCAGCTTTATGTTGTGAAGATTAGGTGTTGCTGTACGGCGTAACCTGGGTGCCGGAAGCCTGTCCAAGAACCTGAACAGACCAGACGCCAGCAGACATATCAGTGCATAAGATCACGTCACCGATAATGCCGCCTTTGGTCGTGCCGTTCAGCGTCAAGGTGTTGTCAGTAGCGCCGGGCTTCCAAGTGAGTGGAGCCGAACCACTGGCAGCGCCCGCTTGTGTTGCCATGCCGATAAATTTATCGGCAGCAATACCGCGTTGGATAATAACGTTGCCAGAAGTCACGGTCGTGCCGATGATGATCTTGAAGTTGTAGCCCAAACCCGTGGCAGCGGGAAGGGTCAACGTCAGACCAGCAGCGGCGTTAACCGTGATATCGGTTTCCGCGTCACTCTGTGTGAGCGTGGCAGAAGCCGTGTAGTTTTTGGGGGCAAATGAAGCCATTTTCGTGTTCTCCTTAAGTGGAAGCGGTGAGGCCGAAAATGTCTGCGACGACGCCGCAGCCAGCTTCGTTGTTCATTTTCACGCCGCCCTCGCCAAGGATCACGCCCTGATCGGAGTCAGCAATCTTGGCGATGTTCGGCACGTTGGCAATCGGACGGAACCAAGCCCATTGCAGCATGTCGGGATCAACCAGGAACACACGACGCGCAACAGTCGCCGAGTTGGCCATGACGCGGTTGGGAACAATTTCAATCTCGCCCCAAGGTGATGCATACACATCAGCATTGGACACGATCTTGTTGTTGTCGCCGCTCTCCGCCATGTAGCGGAAGGTTGCCACGTTCGCGTTCGACATGAACGAGACAAACACACCCTTGGCATAAGGCGAAACATAGGCCTTGGTGACATTGGCACCGGAGACGTAGCAAGACTGCATCACGGTATCCATAAGCGCTTGGGTGAAGGCGCGTTGCGTACCCGTGGTTTCGGCTACAGTCAGCTTGGAGCCCGAAGAATAGCCTCCGTTCGCACCGCCGCCGCCGCCGCGTGACACGTTGGAAACCAGCCAAGAAGGCAAGCCGCCAGTGACACGGGTTTGACCGCCAACAGATGCGGTGTTGGTGACGATGGCAAGTTCGACATCCTTGCGGATTTCAATGCCACGCTTCAACTGCACGCGCTTGCGCTTTTCAGCGTCGCCCGCGTTGTCTGAGCTTTCCTGCGAGGCCGAGATTGACCACGTTTTGCTCATAATTTGGGTGTAATCACCAACACGGGTGACGGCACCAACAGTGTTAAAAGTGAACGTGTCACCTTCAAGCTGGGTGTTGGCAACTGGCGCAGCCAGCGTGTCAATTTCCCATTCAAAGAAAGCACGATCAACAGAGGGGTGGTCGATTTCCGAATAAATCGGTGTATCGCGGGGGGTGATCATGGAGATCACGTCGGAGAGACTTTCGCGGTTGCCCACGGGAGTCGCGGTTGTAAAAGTACCAGCTACAACAGCCATGATAATTAATCCTTCAAGGGAAGGGCTTCACCAGTTGAGCTTCAAAGCGTCATCCAGCTTGCCAGTTTTTGCTAGCACCTTGCGGGCGTTGACCTGATCCAATGCCGCTTGGCTATTGGGATGTGTGGATCGTGCCTTCGGAGGTGCCATAGGTGACGCATTCTCCACCTTGCCCTTTGCGTTTTTCGCATTCGCCATGATTTCCCGATAGCGTGCCGCTTCCCAGAAGACGGAGCGCAGACGATGATCTGCGGTCGTATCAACTTCTTGGTCGCTGTAGCCCAATGACTTGGCAAGGGCTTTGGCTTTGGCATCTGCTGCCGCGAACCGCTTCGGGTCTTTCAATGCCGGCATCGCGCTAACCCATTGCTCATCTTCTTTGGCCTTGAAAGCCTTGAAGTCGGCATCGGACAGCATGGAGACAGCTTGTTTAGAACCTTCGGCTACCGAGAGCATGTCTTGCAATTCTGCGATGGCATTATTGCGCACAATGGTCTGGCGGTAGTGTTCTGCGGGCTCGGAATAGGCGAGTTGTGGGCTAGGTTCGGGCGGCAATCGTTGCACAAGGTAGTTGGAGACATTCTCCAAGGCTTGCGCCATGTTTGCGCCGAGATTGTGTAAATTGCTTCGCTCCGTAGCGACTTCTTGCATTACACGCGTTGTTGCGATCCTGCTTTCCTCAAAGGCCGCATGAGCTTGTTTGAGATCGGCGAGTTTCGCGGTCTTGCCCTCACCGAGGTCGATCAGGGCATCGTCTGCGAGGGTTTCGGCGGCAACAGCGGCCTTGTCCTCTTCTTCAACTACTTTTTCTTGTGGGTCATCCGGGTCGGCGAGAACGTCAATTGCGTCATCTTGAACCGGGGCCTTTGTGGGGGCTTTAGCGGCGGGCTGGGCTATCGGCGTTTCTGGCGCGTCATCTTCCAACAGGGCCAAAGCATCATCAAAGGAAACTTCAGACGGGGCAGCGGCAACAGGTGCGGCTGTTTGTTCAGGAGGCATTAGCTAGTCCTTTAGTTTGTGGCGGCGAGTTATTTCGCGGCCTGGTTACGCTTCAGCGTGGCTTCACCTTGGCTTATGATGAAAGACAGGCTTGAGCGGAATTTGCGAACGGCCCGCACTTCGGCAAGGAAGGCGGCGGGGGTTTCGGTATCAGTCAGCTTGGCGTTGACCGCGCTGTTCAAGGCTTCCATTTCCATGTCGTCAAAGATTTCTTTGACAACTGGATGGTCTAAAATCATTCGTGCAGCCGTAATGGACTGTTGGTCGAGTTTGAGAGCCATAGAATAAGTTCTTCCTCTTCGGCCTGTTGGCGCTTGCGTCTGGCCTCCATGTCGGCAACCAGATTGTCGATTTCAGTTGCTATCTTTGAAGCCGCCGCCTGAATGCCTTCATGCTTGGCGGTTTTGCGCGATACCTTGACCAGCGCTTTTGTGATGCTGGCCAGTGCGGGCGCGTAAACGTCCAGGACCTCAATGGTCTTGACGGCGGCTAGGGCAGTCTTGACCGCCTTCTTGTTTTCAGTGACGCGGTTGGTTTCAGAAATGGTTTCGACAAGTTCAAGGACGTCATCAAGTTCTCGCTCGGCCTTGGGTCGGATGCGAACAATGGGCTTGACGCCGCGATGCTTAGGGTAATCGCAATCTGAGGCTGACATTATGCGTTAGTCTCCATGCCAAAGATTTTAAGTAAGGCAACAAAATAATACGACGGTAGCGGTTGATGGTTAATGATTAGCTGGTAGTGAACTTCCACGTTGTATAGCCCTTGTTCCAGTTATAGAGCGCCGTCCATTGTGGCGTTGCGGCGGTGTCAAAATCATTCAGTCGTTGTGAACCCCAAGTTGCGCCATTCGTCCATGGGCCTATAATGGCATATTGGGATGGCCACGTTGTGCCTGCGTTCTTGAGGTCGTTCATAATTTTACTGACAGCAAAAGCGTGTTGGCTGCTGGCTAGATACCCGATGTAAAAATCCCTAACATTCTGGACTGTGATACCGCCCGTTGGGAAACCACCGATGATGTTATCAGAACCCGGAATGCCATTGCCGCCTTCATAATTCCAGTATTCAATGCCGCCGCCGCTTCTGCCTGTAAAAGCAGATTTCCCAGTAACCCATTGCGGGATGTAGGTCGAAATATGCACCGACAATGGTTGCTGTTGCGAGAAGCCACTTTGGACAGCACCGACAAGCAGTTCATTCTGGAGCCAGTCATAAGCCGTGCTGGTGTTTCCTGCTTTCCATGCCAGCATTGCAGTTTGAAAACCGGGGTAGGTTGCGGCATTACCCGCGTATAGAAAATTTACTGTAATGTATGGTGCAGTTGCTAGAACATCGCAGAGGTTGAGCGGGTATAGCGCCGAATTGCCGGGGGTGCCGGGGTTGACATATCCAGAAATTGGGCCGCATTTGAAGGCATCCACATTTGAAGCATAGCTTGAGACATTCTGCGGAGCCATCACGAGCTTATAGGTTCGACCTGTGCCGCCTAAAGCAGTAGCGGCGTTACTCGCCAGATCGGTGATCTTGTATCCTAGCCCATAGGCACTATTGAGAACACCAGTCTTGAACGCCCCATAACTTGTAAGCTGGCCGTTGGCCATAAAGCCACTGTTCCAAGTTTCATTGGAGTATTCGATGATAAGCTGGAGTTCTGAACTCAGATTGGTATGAAATAGCTGTAACCATGTCTGCAATTCCGACCCGGTTATGCTAAATGGAGTGTTGATCCACAGATGTGATTTGAGCTTGTTCGCAAGGGCGCAAAGAGCTTCAGGAGGAGGGCCGGGATTGATTTCATAGTCCCTGTCGCCTGTCATGCTAATTGCATCGAAGTCAGCGAAGTAAGTCCCTGTGATAACACCACCACTTGGAAAGTTAGCCCCCCACTCGCTGTTGTAATGAGTTGTGAACCCAGCCCGATAGAACCGTTTGGCAGCTAGGAAACCATCAGTTACTGTGCAAGATGGGATAACCATAAATGAACCGCCTGCGGTGAGGGCGCTTGAATCTACCGCTATTGTGAAGTTGTTGTTGTCAATTTTCGTGATGGCGTATTCGGGAGGTAGCCCGGTTGAGCTGGATTTGGTTCTCATCAAATTGGCGAGAGTACCCGTAGATTCCTGTGCGCATTCAATCTTCTTGCCTGTCGTCAGCCCGTGAGCAGTGCAATTGAATGATGTTGGGTTAGCTAATGTTACAGTGCATGTCAGCGTAGTGGGCGGCGATGGCATATAGAACTGCACTGGCTGGCCGTCCGTCCATGTCGTCGGATTGCCGGGAAGCCTTGTGAGTGTGGTGTAATCATTCAGGCTCTTTGTGGCGAGGCCAGCATAAAATCTGGCGTCAGTTAGTGCCGCAGTCCACGAATAGTCCGTCAATGCGTGACGATGAGCCGCTAACCGAACTGATGAGACATTCGTGCCCATCCAGTCCATCATGCGCACCATGCCAAAAGGCGTCAGGCCCGAACCATATCCCATCCGAGCCAGAAAATCCGGCGTGTATATCTCGCCTGCATCCAACAGAGCCTTGTGATTAACGACAACGCCGCCGATCTTATATGCGCTTAGAATAATTCCGCCCGTCCAGTCGTTTCCAGACATTGCTGTGATGGTCATTGCTACGGCAGCAGTAGGCTCTGAGGTGCCATCCCCGAACGTTTGCCAGGGCTGGGTTCCGGTCATTCTGAAGCGTTTCTGACCAGCAGGAAGGCCAAGGCCACCACTTATATCAGTGAGTGTAAGGTTGCCGAAGCCTGTCAGTGTGATGGTATGTTGACTTGGCCAGAAGAAATCCCACTCGTCATTGACATTCCCCCAAATAGACAGGAAGGGGAAACCCCAAGTTCCAACAGATGGCATCGCTGTTGGGTAACCATTGGCATTCAGTAGTGTTGGATAAGTCGTGTCACCCGCTTGATTGGCTTTTATCCCTTGACCCTGCTGCTTGCATGCGTTTAGCGCCCAAATACCGTAGTAATTGTTATTAAACCAAAGGTTAGCATTCAGCCTTCCGCCATTGTGGGCCAATTAAGTTGCTCCCGGATACCAGAATGACCATGGATCGGCAGCCCATCGGGACAGTTCAGCAAGACCAAGCCGAGCCGGGGCATACATTGCCGCCGCTATTTTAGCAGGATATGAATTTGATGGTAAGCCACCTATGTAATAGGTTCCATCTGATGCCTGCGCGGTTCCGCCAGCAGCAATTGTTGCTTTCTTTATAATTCCTGTCCGTAAGTCGGTGACTACAAAATCCACATTAGACGCATCACCAGAGGCAGCAACAAAATACGGAATATTGACGGATAATATCAATCCAGAGGCGTTAGCTGCAATAAATGGGTAAGAGTAATTAAAATTCCCGGCAGAGGTAATGTTTATGGCAACGCCATCATTAGCTCCACCTCCAAGTGAACTGGCTACGAAGTAATTATTACCATTAAGAAATGACGAACAAATAAAGATTGCACCCATCGTTGTGCCCGAAGGGGCTACGACAGGATTACCAGAAAAGCTGATCTGATCAGTAAGCGCAGAATGCGCGGTGGTCAGCCCCAAGTTTCCGTGGATAGCTGTAACAGGTGCAACCGTAACTGTGCCAGATTTCCCTCCCGTCAAATTCCGGTAATTAGAACCCGTGGCTACGACAGAGATGCCATTGTTTGGAGAGATACCACTTGATGCTGGATGCTTCGGGTCAAAGCCAGCAGGAATACCCTGTGGAACCGCCAACCCCATTACGCCACCGGAGCGATGGAGAGCGTTTGTACAGTTGTAGCACCAGAGCCAAGGGCAACACCGCTATTATTTTGCAACACCACCTTGAAGAACGTCGATGGCAACTTGACGCGGCCAGAAGCAAACTTGCGCTTGCCTGCTGTACCCGTAGCAACCAAATCAAGCGGGATGACAAAATCAGGCGCACGTGAAAGAGCAGGAACGGTTGTCGATGGTGTGTTGTCCGGGTCTTCGTAGGTCGTGCCGCCGTCCATTGATGTGATGAACCAGCCCGCAAGGTTAGCACCAGCGCCTGCTGGCGTGATGCCGGGGTTGCCCGATACAAACCAGACATAGCCTTCTTTAGCGCTTGTGGTATCAGTCTGGCTGAAGGCCGCGCTTGTGACCGCACCACCGCTTGCCAAGCTGTTTAGCGATGTTGACGCAAAGGCTGCGATGGTGGCAAGGATGCCGTTTGCTGCTGGCAGGAAGAAACCATTATTTGCTACAGCCACCAGATTAGCCAGTGGCGATGCCACAACGGGTGCCCACTCGGCTAGGGTGAAGGTGACGCCACTGGCTGGGGTGGCGCTGTTATAGACTAAACCAGTTGCCATTTTATTTAATCCTTATGCTGCAAGAAGAATCTGGAACCAACCAGCGGAAAGGGCTGCGATTGTGACAGTGACGGTATTTGACCAAGCCGATGAATTGTGTTTGGCCCTGAAGTAATAAACGCCATCAGCAAGAACACCTGTCGCGAAAGGCGCGATTTGTGAGGCTTGTTCGCCAGCATCAATCGTGTTGGTCGCCGTTCCGAGGATTGCGGTAAAACCTGCATCAGAAGCCCAATTCAGCGTAATGATGTCGCCGACTATCGCACCTACTAACGCTGCACTGAATGTAGGCGTGTTGACAGTTGTGGCACTTGTCCATGTCAGGATGGGCGCAACAGCGACGGCACCCCCACCCACAAATGTTCTAATGCGGCCCCTATATCTTGCATCATGTCTCACGCGGATGCCCCCGTGGTCTCCATGCCCGCCAGTTGGCCCGTCTTGGGGTCGCGGATGAAAGTTGTCTTGACAGACTTGGGCTTTGAAGACCCTTTGCCATCGCCGGAGGCCGCGCCTGCTTTGTGATGAACAGCCTGGGCCGCTGCATCGGCTGCGGCCTTGGCCTCATCCACGGCCATGATGGCATTGCTAACCGTGCCCGCCTGATGCTTCAAATAGTCGTGCTTGGTGTGATCCATTGCAATCTTTTCGGCTGATGCAATCTTCGCCAAAGCAATGCGCTCCGCGCTGTCCGTTTTGTGCTTGTCCAATAGGTTCTTGACGTATTCATCGGCCTGGGTCTTTTTCGCTTGAGCAGCAGCCACAATGATTTCGGCCTCATGCTTGGCTTTGTTGACCACCAGATCGGCCTGCATCTGTGCGGTTTCCTTGGCCGTAGCGGCTTTGGATTGCTCGCCCAGCAATTGGATTTGCGCATTGGTCTTTTGCTGTGCGGGCGACACCTGTGCGGCCTTCTGCTGCTTGTAGGCCATGACGCTTTGCGGCGTTGGCTTGGTGAAATACTTGCCCACCGACTTGATGCCCGCCGCATGCACGGCGCTTTCCACCGCGTTATAGATATTCTCCGGCTGCAAGATAGGGCTATCGGCACCGAATAACTGCTCCAACGTCTGTTGAATGGTCATAATCTGCTGCATTACCGCCATGTCGCGCTCGCGCGTGCCCGCACCGAGTCCGGTATTAATCCGGCAATCCATCGCGGCATTCCATGAGCGCGGGTCAACCTGCACATCCTTGCCGCGCAGGCGGATCATCTTGGCCTTGTCCTGGTTCTGGATGGTCAACTGCAACAGGGCAATGAAAACAGGCCGCAGGCAATTGGCAACCGTGCGCACCATCATTTCAGTTTGGGCTATGCCCTTTTGCTCCATGACCGCTGTGGCCTTGGCCGTGACATTCTGCAAGGCATCGTCCGGCATGCCTGCGCTGGTATCATCAATGCCCGTGCGGTTGCTGATTTGCTTATCCCAATAATCTATCGCCGCCATGGCCTTGTCGCCAATGTAAGGCGTCATGTCATACTGGATTGCGTCTTGCACCTTGTCGTTGCCAGTCAACCAAATGGGACGGCCCGGCTCGGGGTTCATTACGGCGTCCATATCGCCGCCCTTGAGCTTGTCCACGTTGATCGCCTTGCCGGGGCTTACCACCTGATAGGTGTTGTCCATGGCATTGCGCAGCAGCACGGTTTTAACACGCTGGATTTCAATCACATCATCGGTGATGGATGTGCCTTCCCATTGGTGCGGGCGGCGTTCAATCACCACGTCAAAATAGCGCACAAAGTCGGCGTAGTCGTTCACCAGAATGTGCTTTGAGGTGAGATCACCCGCCGCGCAGACATGGCGCAACTCAGCAATGCCGTCGCCATCATAGTCAAGCCGCACATAGAGGTCATAGAACAGGATTTGTTCAAGTTCTTTTTGGTCGGGTGCGTTTTGCAGCCATGTGTCTTGGCGGCGGTTGAATTTCTCGCCGTCCGTTGAGGAATTGAACGACATTGCGGGCAGGTCTGCGACCATCTTGGCGTCATAACCCATTGCAATGAGATCAGAACGCGACTTGCGGGTTTCGCGGCCCACCAGTGCGGCATCAACTTGGCTGTCCGTCGCGTCCGGGTGAATGATATATTCCTCCGGTGGAACACCGAGCAGCTTGACCTTGGCCTTCTTGACCGTGCGCTTGATTTTCAGGTCATAAAGCATTGCAGGGGGCGCAGGCGGCATCGGCATGCCCATAGGAGGGGCAGCAGACGCGATAGGAGGGCCGCCCATAGGCATTGGTGGCGGCGCAGTAGGATCGGGCGGCAACGGCCCCGCGCCCGCTTGTGGCGGCATTTGTGGGGCTTGCGAAGGATCAACAGGCGGCATCGCATTGGGATCGACGGGCTGTTGCGGCGCATTAGGGTCAATTGGCGGGGGTGCCTGTGGGTCGGGGTCGGGATAGCTTCGCGCTTCCAGCACATCCACGCCATCGTCGCTAACCAATTCGGTCATTGACAATTCATCAAGCCCCGTATGCATGGAGCCCGTAACAATCGTCTTGTCCTCAATGCCAGCATAGAGAATGCCATTGCGCAGCATGCATGCATCATGCAGCGCGTCATAAATAGCCTTCTCGCCCTCGCTTTCGGGCAGCACGACAAGGTTGATGTAATCCGTGGCCTGTTCGGCCCCCGGAACGTCCTCTTCAGTTTGGCCCGTAAATTCTCCGACGATCTCGTTGCCTAGAATAGTCCGCATCAATGAAGGCAGCACCTTCTTGATGGTGGAGCGCACGTCCATTGAGACGGTTTGCGACCACCCCTTGCGGGAGATGATGTCCGTCATTTCGCCATTGAAATATTGCATGGCGCGAATGCGATCAGCCGAGAGTTGGTCACGATAAAGCGTGGCGGCGGACACCAGCTTGCCAACATCCTGTGCGAACTGTTCGTCCTTCGCAGCGATAGAGGCATTGCCCATATAGTTCTTGTCAGCCATTCAGCTTATGCTCGCTTTTTCCATGGGTCTGACCATGCAACTTGTTCTTTGTAACCGTCGCTGAATGTCATAAATGCATCCGCCCCGTGCTTGTGTTCGTTGCGCATCGGCTCGGGACGCCAGACGCCAAACTTGTCATCCCATTCTTTCGAGAATTGTTCGAGATGGGCAATGCCGTCAGCACATCCGATTTCATCAAATTCGCAATTTGGCAGGATCGCCCGCGCGCCTTGGATTGAGTTCTGTTTGACTTGGTTGCGTTCAACCCGACTAAATTTGAAGCCTAGGTTCTTTGCAATCTCCATGCGGTTGGTGATTTGCCCGCTGTCACTGTCTTGTCGTTTGTCGATGTCGTGAGGGCCGTAATGCGTTCCCCATGTCGCGCCGCGTCTCGACCGCCACTTGTCCAGCCAGTCGAAATAATGCGCCAGCCCTTCGCCGCTGCCCTCGTAATATCCAATGAACCGATGCCGCCCGGCTACGACTTGGTGCAGCCAAATACTCATATAATCGTTGATGCCTAAATCCCAGAACGTGTTGACCGGAACGGTGGGGAAGAATTCGAACTGCCCTATCTTTTTCAGCACCCGGAGGTTTTGCATTTCCTTGCTGAAATATGTGCCATCACGAATGGCCTTGAAGGCCTCATCCGGCGTGGAGGGAAATTCCTTCCACATGCCGTCGCCTTGCTCGCGGGCCTTGGCGGCATACCACCATTTTTGGCCGTCGGTGAGTTCAACGCCTTTCGCAAGCAGGTCATTGAAATAGACAAGGTTCTCGGCTGATAGTGTTTCGGGTGTTGAAAGCGTGTAGGCTGCATCCTCAAACCACGGGAAGAAATGAAACTTGTAATCCAGATCGCCTAGTGGCTTGCCCGCGTGTTGGAGGTTCTGCGCCGCCTGCGCCTTATCGTAGAAATCACCCGAGCGCCCTTCCGCAGTGCTTTCGATAAAACATAATTGACGAGGTGCCAGCGTATTGAGCGCGCCAGTCTTGATTTCATCTGCCTTGCCGGGGTCTTTCGCGCAAATCTTGCCGTATTCTGATATGTGAATGAAGTTATAAGTACCCGAACGCAAAGACGTGCCAGTGCGGATCGTGCTGCCAGTGGCAAAACTCATTTCCTCCGTATTGTCAGTAATGAGCGGGACGCCGCGCTTGATAACGGCAGGCAGATGCTCATAGGCAAACTTTACACGATCCAGCAGCGTTTTGGAATTGTCTAGCGTGTCTGCGATCAGGCCCGCCGAGAAATGCTCGTTGAACAGGCAACAATCCAAAGCCAAGAGGAGTATGAAGGTTGAAAAACCCAACTGCCGGGCCTTCAGGATGATGTTTAGATAGTGCAGATTGGCCAGTAACCGCTCCTGGGCGGGGTTGAGATGGAACGGCACAATCTCGCCGTGCTTGTCCACGATCTTGTAAAGGTTGTTCAAGCGCCATTTGCGGTCGCGCAAGAGTTTGATCTGTTCCGGAGTTATCATGCGGCAAGGCTGACGCCCCGCATGATTGGATTCTGTGCCGCAACCAAAGCCGCATATTGCGGATCACCGCGCAGCACGTGCTTGCCCGTGGCGGGGTCTAGTATCCATGGCATACCGAGAACGGGATCAACGCCGGACGTGGCATTGGCCTGCGGGTATTGCTGGGGTGCGAGCTGATTGCCGCCCATGCCTGTGCCGAAGCGATCCGCGACCTGCACGGCTGGTTGGTTGCCTACAGTTACATTGCCATAAGGCGAGGGGTTTTCGACGGGCTTGTTGGCATAACGGTTTGCAGCGTCAACCAATGCTTGGCCCGTGCGGCGTCCGTTCAACACACCACCGACAACCCCGCCGCCGAAGCGTAAGGCAAGTTCAGCAGGCTTGGAGATGGGCTGCGCAGGGAAGTTTTCTTGCGGGCCTACCGTGTAGTCATAGCCCATGGGTTCAGCCGTTGCCACCTGTGACGGCGGTGTGAGACTCACGGGGCGGCGCGCAATGGGCGGGGCGACGCGTGGGGCATTCGTTGCCATCGCTGTTGCAGGCGCTGTGACATCACCATTATTCAGCCATGCATCAGCCTTTTGCGCGTATGGGTTGTTCGGTGTGTTGAGCATCGCCATTTTGTCATTGATGGTCGGATAGGAAGGGTTGCCGTCGCTCTTCCATCCGTATTTGGCTTGGGTGCCACTGCCCGCGTTGATCGTTGTGTACATATCGCCCAAGGTGCCGTTGCGTGGCATGCCGCGATCTTTCAGGAAGCTTCCAAGTGCATTGACTTCATCGCCAACACTGGAATTAGGCCCAATGCCATATTTCTGTTGCTCTTTGGGGCCTGCCTGAAACAGGCCCATGTATTTGCCGCCAGTGCCGCCCTTGATTTGCGGGTTCATCGTGCCTGCCGACTCATATTGCAGTAGCTTGGCAACCTGGCCAGCCGTGATGTTTGGGTATTGGTTGGCCAGCGCGTAAACAGCCTTGCGGGTCGGGTCTAAGCCTGCGGCCATGTCTTGCGGTGGGAAGCTGCCATAATTACGAGCCGTTGGCGCGACGGGAGGCGTGATACGATCCGGCCCCAGCAAAGCCTCGCGGCGCGTTAGAATATCGCCCGATGATGCGTCTGGCGTGCCTGCAAGCCCTTGTCCGCTAGGATATTGGCCATAGCCGTTCGCCAGCATGTCATAAGGCTTGCCAGAAGGCATTGAATTGTCTTGAGGCACAGGTGGGACGGAAGCAACCGAGGGAGCGCCCACTGTGCGGCGTTGCGCGGGCGGCGTGTTGGTGCGGTAAGCTGTTGATCCGTTCTGATCGACCGTCGAGGTGCCGCTGTACCCACCATCCTTGCTGTATTTGGCCATGGCCAGCAGGTTGCCCACGCCGTAATCACGCGGGCCGAGCGTTGGCGGCGGGCTGGGGTCTTGGAATTGGGTTGAGCCGTTCTGATAGGCTGTCGAGCTTCCGCTATTGTCTGTCAGCCCCTGCCCCGATGGATATTGCTTGTAGCCGCCCGCGTTTAGGTCGGCGGACGAAAGCTGCACGCCGGGCTTGACCGTGGATGAGCCGCCTGTGGCGATTGATGTGTTATCCCCCGAGCGATAGGCTGTTGAACTGCCTGAATTATTGTTCGGGCTGCCAAGCACGGGGCTAAGAGCATCAACCGTTCCACGTGAAACGCCCGGCCCAACCGACCAGCCGCCGCCGATTGAGGTCATTGACGGGCTGGAATTGTCGTTCCTGCTGCCATAGCTAGTCGGCGCGGATGGTGAATAACCCGTGACGCTGCCCGTACCCCAGCCGCCTGTTGATTGGTTTCTGACTGTTGCTGCGGGAGCCGAAGGCTGCGAGCCGCTGCCATTCCAGTTTGAACGGGTTTGAGTGCCGGACATATCGCCGCCATAGGACTGGCTTGGGTCGGTATAGCTGCGCACGCCCAGCTTGGTCATCTTGCCCTGCCCGCCGAAGCGCTTGAGCAGATTGGCCTCGCCCGTATTGATCAGCGCAAGCCGCTCCGTCGGTGTGCCCGTGCTGGGCTTGAACCGGACGCGGTTGAGTTTGGCGCTGATCTGGGCTGTGTTCATTGCGGCGGCTTGATCCGCACAAAATTGAATTGAATTAAAGCCTCTTTCGGAGAGCTAACTTCCTTGAACTCACCAGTTCTTTCAATAACCGAGGCAGCAGCGATGGTTTCTGCATCATCCCTCGGCCAAAGCGTAATGTATTGGCCAACATTGGTGAAAGCCATGTGATCCTCTACGGATGAAAACTCATTTGGCATGGAGCTATCTTTCATGGGGCGGGCGTGATCGTCTTGGTCTGGTTGCCTATGGCTGCGAAGATGTCAGTCCAGCCGTCACCTTTGTTGATTGTGGTGGTTGTTTCGGTCTGCTCACGCCAATCTGAAATTTCATCGCCCAGCCGGGCATTGACAAGGCCAAAGCGGCGGGCAGTCACCATAGGGCCAGTGGCGTTAGGGTCAAACATGCCAATCTCTAGCCATTCTGATCTTTTGCCTATGCCAATCTTGCAAGCTAGCAAAAAGTCAGGGTAATCATTCATCCAATTTGTGATTGTACTGCGAGCAACGCCGATATTACCTGCAAAAGCCGTGAGACTAAGCCCTTGTGAGCAATAGGCAATTACACGGTCACAATAAGCCGGGTCGTAAGTTGTCGGCCTACCCATGATGGGTTTGACGGGAAGCGGGGCGGGCTTGTCAGGCACGAAAGGCGGACGGGCTAGATTGTCGCTCCAGCTTTGGGCCACGTTATCCCATACGCTGCCATCGCTAAACATGACGGCAGTATAGGGCAGCGATGTGAGATCATCCCCGCTTATGGGCTTCCAATCACCGCCTGCAACTGTGGCAAAGTTGGTTGGAATGCAGTCCATGCTTAGTCAGCATAGCCTTTGACGGACTTTGCGCCCTTGGAATAGGTTGGGAAAGTCTTGTTGGTCATCTTGGTGCCAACGGGGGCGCCATGCTTGGGCGGGGTGGCAGGCTTGTGAGGAAGTTTCATTTGGCAGTCTCCTATGGTTTGTGGTGTTTAGATAGGGCGCGGGGCACCAGCTTTAGGCTAGTGATTTTGTGACTTCTGGCTTATCCGTCCGGCAACAGCATGATCTGTTGCTATAGGCACACATGGAAAGCGGGGCCACATTATCGGCGTGAGCCGCCCCTGTGGAATCCTATTGGCTGATATATTTGGCGTGGGCCTGCTTGACAGCAGTTTCAAATTCAGGCCCAATTAGCGTTCCGTTACGCGGAGGGCTATTGGGCCATTCAAATTGGCTGGTCTGTTTGAGGTCGGTGTCCATAATGTCACTAGCGACCGTCGCTAATACCGTGCCATCTTCGGTTATGATCTTGGTGCCTTTGGGCAGATAAATAGTCATGGGATACTCAAATAGCATGAATTGGCTCGGCCCGAACGGGGTTAGGCCACAAGCTGGCCGAAATAATTCACGCCTGGCTTCACCTCAATGGGCTTTGCAAAGCGGCGCTCTTTGGTGACTTCACGGTGGCGGCGTTCAATCTTCTCGATAACGCGGCTCTTGAAGGCGTCGGCGCTTTCCGGCTCACTTGCCTTGAAATTGAGCTTCTTATTGGCCTTGCGGCCTTTCATTGGCAGCATGCGCTTGACGTTAACAGTATAGGCCCCTTGGCCGTCTCGGAAGCTGAACGCGGCCCACATAGTGGGAGCTGTTAAGCCGTCTTTGTCATCTTCATCAAAGTCCCGAATGAATACAACATCGTAACCTTTTGCGTCAGCATAATCGCTGACAGCATTGAAGAATGCTTCCATTGTTCACCTATGATTTGAGGTTATGAGGCTCGGCCCCGCATGCAGGTCAAACACTGGGTGGTCAGTGCGGTTAAGGACGGCATGGGCTGGCGTTAATTCGCGGCTGTTGGTGACAACAGGGGCCGAATGAGAAACCAGTCTGAGGCGCTTCCATGGAGAGGCGCGACTGGTGTTGTTAAGGTATCCCCACACACGGGACATGGCTGCAATCGCATATGATCACTGCTTATGAGCGTGGATTGGTGTCAGGGGTGGGGAATGGGGAACCGCCGCAAGAGTGGTTGTAGCCACGCCCCCTACAAAGGGCTTTCTCGTCTCGCTAAGCGGTATTGAAATGCATCACGGGCGGTTCACCTTGCCGCCTTACGGTTGGGCAACTTCCCACCTTTTACCGTGGGAGGCTCGTACACAAACCGCCCGTGAATTTGAAATGCAGTAGCACTACGGCCCGTTGGGGCGCGGCTCGCGGGGTGCATCGGCTAATCGACGGATACCCCTGTCAGACAGGGCCACCAAATGCGAACGCTTTCAGCGTAGCATGAAACTTTATTGCGTGTCAAGTGGGGGTTTTGGGAGGGGCATCCAGTGGGTGGCCTTATTCACTGATGACCAGCACCTAAACTTCCCAGTAAAGAAGCTCTGTTTTGGAGTCAATTTCTTGGGGTTTATAAGGTCATCGGCGTTATCAAGCCAAAAAAGAAATTCGCTATCTTCGTACAAAACGTTGAAACTCGATATGGGTTGCCAGTCCATCATCATGGCCGTTCTCCGCGTCGCCAGGCGCGAAACTGTATCTTGTGTTTGTTATTTCCGTATGTGTATAATCTAAATTGCATTTCGTGAACTAACCCGCAGGCGCAACATTTCATCAAGTAGCCGTCTCGAATGGGTTGAACCCACTCCCCTGCACTGACTGGAGGGAATTTCATGCGCTTCTTTTTGACGTCCATCACGCCGCCTCGCTTTCCACAATTCCAAACATTTTCTGCATGACTTGCGCCTTCACTGCCGGGTCTTTCAGGTCGCCAAGGTTTAAAGCCAGTTTAACGGGCTTTGCAGGGGGCCTACAGCCCATTGCGATACTTTCCCGGCATACGGTAAGGTAAGCCTGAACTTCGCTTCTAAACCGCTGCAAATCGTATTCTGGGAGGTAAACCGGGACGCCATGTCTGTCAGCCCAGATTTCCCCGGTGTGCAGGATTTTGGACTTGAGCGAGAACAGATCAACAATTTCGCCCCGGATAAAAATAATGCCCGGAAGCATGGGCACCTCGATTGCTATCGTCTTGCCGCCTTTGCGGCCCATGCGAAAGGCCCTGCTTTCCATGGCCAGGTAATGTTCGACCTTAAAATCGCTTAGCTCGGAGGAAACTGTTTCCTCCCATTCAGGCTCGCAGTCGAGAACGTACCACTGTCTGTCACTCATGGGAAAGCGCTCCGTTGATCTTAGCGGAGCGGCATTAAAACAAATCAGCGAGCGCTTGAAACATAATTGAAGCGTACGCGTTTGTAAAGTAGGGCACGGCAACCAGCGTGTGGAATTCATAGTTCACTGGACTGGTTGCCGCCCTGCTCGCGGTGTTTTTACGCCGCTAACTTTGAGACCTTGCGGGGTTGCCCGCCCCCAAGGTCTCTTTTTATGCCTCGCCCCGTTCGATCTTGTCGGCGCGGGTTAGTATCGCCTGATACATTGATGAAATGGCCGTATGTTGAAGTTCACCAAATTGCAAGCTGATGGCCTCCCGCATTCCATCAGCCTTGGCCTTGCGCAGGGCGGCGCGGATGGTGCCGGGGAAAGAAACGAATGGAATTCCGAAACTGTCAGCTATGTTTTCCGCAATCTCCTCGGCCCAATCTGGTTTGAAGTCTGTCATGCTGCTTTGCCTTCTTGGTGTGGGAGGGAAATCATGTAATTGCTCCATCTCTGAAGGCTTGTGCCAAGAGACTGACCAAACGCCAATTTGCAAAACCATTTTTAGTCAACGGAAACCGTTTTTGGTTTATGGTTTTCAAGTAAATGGCGAACTGCCTGCCCCGTTCATATTGCCATTCATCTCCATTAGGTGCGACACGCGAATAATCAAATTTGGCCTTTCTTTTTACGCTCTCGTAGCCAATAATGAACGACGGTCTCACCATAACGGCAGAGATGCTCGTCTTAGTGCCCCCGATTTGTGTGGGAATAGGAATATCGGTCATGCTGCCCGTTCCTCTGCCTTGGCTGGTGGCCGCTCGCTTGGGAAGTGCCAGCCCTTCACGAGCCTGCCATCAATCCGAAATGTGACGCTGGGCTGTGATTTGCCGAGATGCTTTTCCCAAGCCTTGAAGGCAGAAGAAGTCTCCGAAACGAAAACCTTTCCCTCCATTGTTGGCCCCTCGTCACCTTTCTTCCCTTCCAAAAAAAGCTTGCGCTCTTTCTTATTTGGATATGGTTCTGGTTGCTTGTAGGGTTGCTTGAGCGATGCTTGAGCAGGGCTTAAGCGTTGCTTAGGCGATGCTTGTCCGCCCTTTTTACCAGCCATTACAAGGTTTTGATGCCTTGCATGTTGCTCTTCCATAATCTCTTTTGCCCTCAAATTAAACCAATCGTCCCCTTTTCTGGTGAAATAGGTTTCCAGCACAAAATCTATATCTGCCTCATCCTCCGCAAGCCTTGCTAAAGCGATGCTTAAGCGATGCTTGTGAGGGATCGGCTGGCCCGTGCAATAGATATGGCGGAGCAAAAGCATATAGGCACCATGCTGGCCTTTAGTGAGATTGAATGTCTTGGCGGAGTAGTCCCCCCAGTAGAATGGATAGTAAGGCAGTGTCACAGCATGGCCTCCTGCTTGGCTTGGGGTTCTGGCGGGGCAATGAATAGATCAGGCTGGGCGTATGCTTTGCGGATGCGGTTGCAGGCTATCTCGAAATAGTCAGGCTCGCGTTCAATCCCGATGAACTTGCGGCCTAGCTTGACGCAGGCCACTCCTGTTGTTCCACTGCCCATGAAGGGGTCGAGAATGGTTTCGGCGTCGCGTGAAACTCGCTTCAACAGGCGCTGCCATTGTTTGATTGGTTTTGGGCAAGGGTGGCCATTCTTCTCGGCGCTATCGGTGGCTATAAATGAATTGGAAGCCCTCCCCTTGCCATCAGCTAAGAAAGGGTCTTTTCCGTAGTAGAATATGGGCTGCCATCCAACGAATCCCCATGAACATGAGCCAGTACCCGCGGGGTAATAAAACACCCCAACAGCATTTGGCTCTGGATATTTGAACATCATATTTTGACCGGGGGTCATGACAAATCTGTCAAAGCGTGCTAACTTCAACACGTCTAAAACAAGCGTCTCGACTTCCGCTGGGTCATCAGAAAATGAAAGGTAGTCATTTTTGTCAGTTTCCAAACCCTTAAGCCCATAAGGCGGATCAGTCACCACAGCATCAACCTTGCCAAGCGTGGGCAGCACCTCGCGGCAGTCGGCCAATATCAGGCGGCAATCGCCAATGATTTCCTCGCGCCAGCTCATCCCAGCGCCTCCATGATTTTCTTGATGCGGAAAAGCTGGGCCGGATTTGGCTTCGCGTCATAGTGCTTGATTGAATACTGAATTGTCGAATGGTCTTTGCCGAAAAGTACCCCCATCTGTGGATATGACAGTTTGGTCAGCATTCGGAGCAACACATAGCAGCACTGCCTGGCCATGACGGTATGATGAGGCCTGCGGTTGGATTTGATTTCCATAACCGTAATTCCAAATTCATCCGCAACCGCCTGAACGATTTTGTGGTGCATAAATGGGCTGTGAGGGGGTTCTTTCACTGTCTCGGCAGATGCTACCAGAAGCCAGTCCCGAACCGCTGGGGGGCGATTTATGGGGCGTGCAGGGGCATTCCTGGCCTGCCGGATGCGTCTGTAGTCGGCAAGGACTTGGGCTAGCGGCTTGTCGGCGAGTTGTTCTAGGGTCATTCATCCCTCCACGCTTTGACGCGGACGCGGGGCTTGGGAACGCCATTATGAAAGGCAAATTTAAGGGCCGCTCCTAACCCGTAAGCTTCGAGAAGATGCTCATAGTAGTATTGAAGCAGGATGTTCGATTTGCCAGTGTCTGGCCAGTTGGGTCTTTTCATCCAAGCCTCTGCGTCGGTTCAATGGTGACAATCACAGCGCCGTTCATGAGCTTGTGGGCTTTGACGGGCTCGCCGTAAGTAAATCTGGAATCGTCAATGCCAATCGTCTTGGAAATGCTGTCGATGAGCGGCTTGGCGGCTGCCAGCATATTGTCGGTATCTCTGGCGCGGTTGTCGGGCGGGTGAAATGTGAATGTCAGCTTTGCCCCGAATGCCTCAACCCGCTTCACGCCATGTGCCTGTAGGATATTATCGCACCAGCTGCGATACTTCTTGACCGCACGGGCTTTAGCTGCCCAATGGCCCTTGTTGTTGGGGCTGAGTTCCTTGGGTGGCCATAAGAAGGCAATGGGGCCGATCATATCATAGCCTCCTGCTTGGCTTGGGGTTCTGGCGGGGCAATGAATAGATCAGGCTGGGCGTATGCTTTGCGGATGCGGTTGCAGGCGATCTCGAAATAGTCTGGATCAAGTTCGATTCCGATGAACTTGCGGCCTAGCTTGACACAGGCCACGCCCGTAGTGCCGCTGCCCATGAAGGGGTCGAGAATGGTTTGGGCGTCGGGTAAGAACTCAAGGCACCATTTCATAAGCTCAACGGGCTTCTGGGTTGGGTGTTGGCGGCCAATCTGTCTAACTTCAGACCCCTGAATAGAGAGGTCAAACATCCTTAAACTTTTACCAAAGTTTCGCCACGCAAACTCGCCATCGGCGTAATGCATTCCGCGAAATGTCTTGTTCCAAACCAACGGCCCAACACAGGGGGGTAAATCAAAATAGTTTCCTCCCCAGATTATTTGTTTAGGAGCCAAATCAAAAGACTGTTTAAGAATTTCGCCCACGTTGCCGGATGAATCCCATGCGTTGATTTTGTCGCATTCTTCTTGGCTCAAGCTGTTTCCACCAGTTGATGACCATGAACCAATCCCATAAGGCGGATCAGTCACCACAGCATCAACCTTGCCAAGCGTGGGCAACACATCGCGGCAATCGGCCAAGATCAGGCGGCAATCTCCAATGATTTCCTCGCGGAAGCTCACTTCACCCTCCCAGCCGATAGCGGTGCAGCCCGCGCCGAATGTAAACCTGCTCGACTTTAAACCCGCCAAAAGAGGGCTTGCGAAAATCACGGAGCCGCGCTGAAATGCTGGCTTCCGGATCGCCGCACCTGTCGGCAAGCTCGCGCAATGACCACCAGCGGCCATCGCTCATTGCATCCCAAACCCGTTGGGCTTGGGCATTGAGGCGCTTCACGTCGCGCTTGTGGTTGAATGTCTCCCCTGCCCGATCACCAAGGATGGATTGCGGGGGCGGTGGCGTCCAGTCCAAGAGGTCAGGCTGCATCACGCGTCCACCCGTGTTGGTGCAGGGTTAAGCATGGCAGTGAAGATGGATATGTCTGTTTTAACTCCGGGGCGGAAACGAGAAGCACGAAATCCAGAACAATCACCCGAGGATATGATTGCCCGCGGAACCTCGCAAAGACAAACACAGAGAGTGTCATCTTCGTTAAAATATGTTGATGAAATCGTATAAACTTTGTGTTTCTTAATCCAATCTCTTTGAGAAACCGAAACGAAGTCATCCACGCAAACCACTTCCTGCCCGACATAAAAGTTATTGCTCACTTCAATTCGCCTTTCTCGCCAGCCACAGCATCAGCCACGCGAACCAAAGAACGAGGCGGAAGCAGCAGGGATTTGACAGCCCCCGCCTCAAGGTTGCCGTCGGGGAGATCTGCGCGAGGAATCAGCGCTTGGACGCGACGGGGTTTGTAATTCACTGGACGAATCATCTTTTCGGGGTTTAGCCGAAACCGCTCGGCTGTATCCCTAATCCGTTGAATATAGTTGTAAATGGTGCTTTCCTTCATAGAATAGCGTCGGGCCATGTCGTTTGTGTCGCGTCCAGTGTTCCACATGCGGGCGGCGGCGGAAATGGTGAATAGCTCGGTCATGCTGCTGTTCCGTTGCGCTTTAGAAGGTCGGGGCGCAGCTTTTCAAGGGGAATGCCTGTCAACTCAGCCACGCGGAATATCCGCTCGGCTGGCACCCGTCCTTCGGCCCATTGCCATATTGCGCCGGGGGTTACTTTCAGGTCATTTGCCAGTTGGGTGCCGCGACCATGTTCGGCGTCAAGATATTTGCGAAGTTCACTCATGGCTGGAACCTATAGCATAACTAACATGCTTTGCAATAGGGATTTTCGGGCTAGTTGAAAATTATGTTTAGCCGCCCTGCATTTTTCTCTTGCATCAATCTATAGGTATGCTATACCACCCCCTCATCAACACATGAGGGCGAATATGAACAAAGCAACACGAGAAACCGCCGAGAAAGTCATTGAGCTTCTTGGCCATGGCCTGACCAGCGGCAAGGGTAAACCAATTCCCGGCCAGATGTGCGTTGAGGCCGCTGTCTGTTACGCGATGGGCCTGCCGCACGGCGATGAACCTGTCTGCGTCTCGCCCGCCATTCGCGCTTTCAAGATCAGGCTGAATGATAGCAATTGGTCATCCAACACGGCCCGCGCTGAGGGCATGAAGCGGCTGGCCATTGCGCAGTTAAATAGCGCTGGTGCAGTTGATGATAAGGAATTTGCCAAGCGCTGCGTCGATCTAGCCATTCGCAAGATAGTGCCATTTGCATTGCGTGAGGCCGCACGAGTTCACCCAAAGCAGGAGCATAAGGACGCGCTGGAAACGGCGGCTAAGCGTTGTGAGACAGAAGGCACAAGAGAAGCGGCTCTAGAAGCAAAAACCGCCGCCTACGCCGCCGCCAACGCCGCCGCCAACGCCGCCGCTCGCGACAAATTCTTGGCTTTCGTCGCCGAAGAAGTCGTTCAAATCCTGATCGACATGAAAGCCCCAGGCACTGAGTGGCTTGATCTTGCTCC